TGGATGGAATCAGTCGCTGACGTAGAGGTTGGTGACGAAAGCCCAAAAGCCATGCAAGAGGAAGCGTAAGCCGACTCCTAGTAGAGCTGGCAATCGCTACTCAAATCCCTATGGATTACTGGCGAACAGGTGAGGACATCCTAACCGCTATTGAGGTACTGGAAGAGAGAAATCGTGGCAAGTGAGCTAGTAGCACTAGACCAAAGCGAGCTTCGCCAGGTATTCAAGGCGCTTAAAGGAATGTCCGTTGAGGCCAACGATGAAGCTAAACGCCAAGCGGGAGCATTGGCGGATTACGCAAAAGCTGAGGTAATCAAGGGCGCAAGCCGTACCCGTAACAAGGTAGATGATCGTATTGCTTCAGGGGCTCGCGTTAAGAAGTCAAGCCGAATCGGTGAAATTACTTATGGCTTCGCTTCTCAGAAGTTCTCAGGTGGGGCAACCACCAAAGACATTTGGGGCGGTGCTGAATTCGGTTCTAATAGATATAAGCAATTCCCAGTCTGGTCAGGCCGTGAAGGCCGAGGATCTAAAGGCTGGTTTATCTATCCAACGCTTCGCAGGATTCAACCTGAGATAGTCGCTAGATGGACGGCATCATTCGATAAGATTCTGAAGGAGTGGACATAATGGCTACAGGTACCAGAGCGCTAACGCTCAAGCTCCTTGCCGATGTTGATAACTTTACTAAGAATCTCAACAAAGCCGATAATGACGTTTCAACCTTTGGCGATAAGGTTTCAGACTTTGGCAAGAAGGCAGGTTTAGCTTTTGCAGCTGCAGGAGCAGCCGCCGTTGCCTACGCTGGCAAGCTTGCAATCGATGGCGTTAAATCAGCCATAGCAGATGCAGCCGCTCAAGAAAAGCTGGCTCTTACCCTTACCAATGTAACAGGTGCTACAGAGGCTCAGATAGCCGCTACAGAGGATTACATCACCAAGACATCTTTAGCCTTCGGGGTTACAGATGACGAGCTCAGACCGTCCTTAGAGCGCCTTGCGAGAGCTACTGGCAATCTTCAGAAAGCTCAAGAGCTACAGACTGTTGCAATTGATGTTGCAGCGGGTTCAGGTAAGTCACTCGAGGCCGTTACCAATGCGATGGCTAAAGCAGCTGAAGGCAACACCGCTTCACTTGCCAAGCTAGGCATTGGGCTTACATCAGCTCAACTCAAGACTATGAGCATGGATCAGATTACCGCCAAGCTTGCAGATACTTTTGAGAATCAGGCTTCCGTCAAGGCAGATACTTTTGCTGGCAAGATGGCTCGACTACAAATCGCTTTCGATGAAGGCAAGGAAACTGTAGGCGCATTTATTCTAGATGCCATTACACCTATGGTTGAAACTATTGTGAACCAGGTTATACCAGCTATATCTGACTTTACCAGCAATCTTGGTGAGAAGCTTCAGCCAGTCATTAAGGTAGTCCAGCCAATTATTAATGGCTTACGCAACGCTTTTAATTCAGTCAAGAATTCACTTGCTGAAAATAATGAAGAGCTTCAGCCATTCTATGATTTCATGGTAGCTATCTATAATTTTGCAAAGGATTTCCTAGCGCCATTCTTAGGCAAGGTTCTAGGTGCAGCCTTTACCGCTTTAGGCAAGATTATCTCTGGGGTTATCAGCACCTTTGCAGGATTCGTTTCAACCTTGAACAACATCTACGAGCGCATTACTGGCATCATTAACGCCATCCGCTCAGCCGCATCAGCCGTGTCTGGGTTCTTTGGTGGCAACGACAATGTGTCTACACCAGCGCCTAGAGTAGCTTCGACTACCGTGCCAAAGGTTAGCCAAACATCCAGCCAGACCAACATCACCGTCAATGGGGCTATAGATCCAGAAGGCACCGCTCGTACAATCGTCAGCGTACTTAACAACTCAGCCGCTCGAGGCACTCTAGGTGCGGCAGGGCTAGTGATTTAATGACGGCTTATACACCCGATTACAAGGTTATCGTCAATGGGGTCGAACTATCTAATATAACGATAGCCGACTTGACGATTACCTCAGGGCGCACAGATATCTATCAGCAACCAGTAGCGGGCTATTGCCAGGTTTCTTTGCTTAATTTTGATAACATTACTTATGACTTTAATGTCGGCTCTGGAATTACCGTAGAGGTTACTAACTCAGTTGGCGCTTATATCCCTATCTTTGGCGGGTCAATATCAGATTTTACAATTACGGTCAATAGCGCTGGTTCTTTGGGATACACCACAGTAGCCACCATTACCGCGCTTGGAGCTTTAGCTAAGCTACCTAAGATTATCGATCCAGGACAGTTATCCCAAGACCAAGACGGTGACCAGATTTATAGCCTTTTATCAGGATATTTACTTGGTTCTTGGAACGATGTGCCAGGGGCTGAAACCTGGGCTAATTATAACCCTACAGAAACCTGGGCTAACGCCGTCAATATCGGACTAGGTGAAATTGACCGTCCAGGCGATTACGACATGATTTCACGACCATCCAATAACACCGACCTTTACTCACTTTGCAGCGCCATTGCTACATCAGCTTTTGGCGTTTTATATGAAGATGCAAACGGTAATATCGGTTATGCAGACCAGACTCACCGCCAGGACTATTTAGCGGTCAATGGCTACACAACCCTAGATGCTAACCATGCTAACGGCATAGGATTATCAGCCACCACCCGCGCCGGTGACTTACGAAATAGATTCACCATCAATTCTGGTCAAAACGCTGGTCATACCTATACCGCTGAAGATTTAGTCAGCCAATCCATTTACGGAGTTTATGGCGAGGAATACACATCTCGTATTAGACAGGTTGCAGATGCCGAAGCCCTAGCGGATCGTTACATCGAGCTTCGAGCCAATCCTTACCCTAAGTTTCAGAGCATTACCTTTGTACTTGGAAACCCTGAGATAGACGATGCCGACCGAGATGCGCTAATCAATATATTCTTAGGCCAGCCAGTCTGGATTCAGAATCTACCGCCCAATATCACAGGCGGGTCATTTCAGGGCTATATTGAGGGTTGGACATTTAGAGCTAGTTTGAACAATTTAACGGTAACATTCAATGCATCTCCTGTGAACTTTAGCCAAGTTGCGGTAAAATGGGAACAGGTGAACGCGGCGGAAACTTGGAACACACTTAACACCAGCCTAACTTGGCTAGAAGCGATTGGAGTAGTAGCGTAATGGCAACAACAACCACGAATTTTGGGTGGGATATCCCTCAATCGACCGACCTGGTTAAAGATGGCGCTACCGCTATTGCCGCGCTCGGTCAAGATATAGATACCGCTCTAGTAGACCTTAAAGGTGGCACAACAGGGCAGGTATTGGCTAAGGCCACAAATACTGACCTAGATTTCACCTGGGTAGCTCAGGATGATTCCAACGCTATTCAAAACGCAATCGTAGACGCTAAAGGTGATCTCATTGCGGCTACCGCTGCAGATACGCCAGCTCGCCTTGCCGTAGGTACAAACGGACAGATATTGACCGCAGATTCAACCGCAGCAACAGGACTTAAGTGGGCTACCCCTGCGACATCTACCTCAGGCCTTACCCTCATTACTCGCCAGACATTTTCAGCCGCTGGAACTATTAACGTAAATGACGTCTTTTCTTCAACCTATGATAATTATCGAATAGTTGTCAGAAACTCAGCTGGAACAACCTCTGGTATGTCTATGCGCCTTAGAGTATCTGGTGCAGACAATTCAACCTCTAATTATTACTCAACAGTCTTTGAGTCTGTTAGCGGAACCTCAACAATCTTCCCTCGTTTCAAGACAAACGCAACATCATTCCTTGATGGCGATATTGATTTCAAGAGTGACGGTACATATATTTTTGATATTACCGCGCCAAACTTGACTCAAGAAACATCATTCATGGGTCTTTGGAGCTGCACCGCTACAGGCTGGCGAAGTGGTAATATCAACGGCTTATTTAACGCAACAACATCCTTCACAGGATTTTCAATTTACGGCGCATCTGGCACATCGACAGGCGTTGTCACCGTGTACGGCTACCAGAAATCATAAGGAGTAACAAATGGCAAAAGTAGTTGATATTTACCCAGATGAAGTTATCGAACGCGAAGAAAATGAGCAAGAAACAGAAGCGCGTTCAGAGCTTTTAAAAACTTACGAAGCTAGAATCGCAGATGAAGCTGCAAAAGCAGATGCCAAAGCTGAACTCCTTGCCCGCCTCGGTTTGACCGCCGAGGAAGCAAACCTATTGCTTTCATGAAACCAGTACTATGCAAAGCTGGCCAGCAGATGCGGGAACAGTTTGATGATACCTTCCCAGATCGTGATAGGCGCTCGGATGGATGGATTGGCGATACACGCCATTCAACGCGTTCTAGCGACCACAATCCTGATTGGTCATCTACACCCCCATATGTTCGAGCGATCGATGTGGATAGAGATGTCGTTAAGGGCGGAAAGCCCGATCTCATGCCCGATATTGCTGACCAGATTCGTCTTTTCGCCAAGCGAGATAAATCAAAGCGTATTGCCTACCTTATCTTCGACAACAAAATTGCAAGCCCTCGCATGGGCTGGCGCTGGCGCAAGTATTCTGGAAGCAATCCGCACACTAAGCATTGCCATATCAGTTTCACTACAAAGGGCGACATCGATGGTTCGTTCTTTAATATCCCACTACTAGGAGCCACAGAATGAATATGAAACATCCAGCCGTTGTCGCCTTTGGCGCATTTTTAGCCGTATGGGGAACCACATCTAATTTTGCTTTAGACTACCGTTCGATATTAGGCGCTATCGTTGCAGGTGTATTTGGATATGCCAGCCCTAGAAAATGAGTCTGCAGGATTACGCTGCTATTGCGGTAGCGATCGTGACGGTTCTGGGTGGTGTTGCTGCGCTCCTGAGGTTCGTGATTCTTCACTATTTAACGGAGCTGAAGCCGAATAGCGGTAGCTCAATAAAAGACCAAGTAAATAGATTGGAAACACGCGTAGACAAAATCTACGAATTGCTACTTAATAAGGGAGAATAATGCTATGGCAAGGAAACGACCTGTAATCGACCTGGACACTTATAGCGCCCTAGATGCTTATGCAATAGCGTTAAATGAGTATTACAAGAGCCTGAGAAAAGCTGGTTTTACTGAAACTCATGCCTTCTGGTTGCTTTCAGATCGTGAATCCTTTCCTGATTGGATAATTCCTAATCTACCCAATCGCATCGATAATATCCCCTATGAGGACGATGAGGATTAAATGAAGAAAATCGTAATTCTGTCCGACCTACAGGTTCCTTTCGAGGATGTCCATGTGGTACAGAATGTCGCACGATTCTTGACCAAGTTTAAGCCAGACCAGACAGTAACCATAGGTGACGAGATTGACTTTCAGACCATAAGCAAGTGGTCAGAAGGCACTCCATTAGCCTATGAGCAATCCCTAGCCGCAGACCGCGACAGATGCGTAAACCTGCTTTGGGAGCTTGGCGTGACGGATTGTATAAGATCCAATCACACCGACCGCCTTTACAATACAATCATGAAGAAGGTGCCTAGCTTCCTGTCTTTGCCAGAGCTTCGATTCGAGAAGTTTATGAAGTTTGACGAGCTAGGAATTACCTTTCACAAGAACCCGCTCACCCTGGCACCTAACTGGGTAGCCGTTCATGGCGACCACACCCCTATAAAGCCACAGGGCGGGCTCTCAGCCCTTGAGGCAAGCCGTAGGCACGGCAAAAACATAATTTCGGGTCACACGCACAGAGCTGGTCGGTCATCGTTCACAGAGGCTTCTGGGGGACGTTTAGGGCGTATCCTGCATGGTGTAGAGGTCGGGAATCTTATGGACTTTAGGCAAGCCAGTTACACCAAAGGCACCGCTAATTGGCAACAGGCTTTCGCAATCATGTACGTCAAAGGCAAGAATGTTCAAGTTGACCTTATTTACATCGAAAAGGATGGCACATTCGTAGTCGAGGGTAAGGTTTATGGCAGAGCCCGCAATCGCTAGTCCAGAGTTTGAGGATGAAGACCCTGGCCAAATCGTTATCAAACCGTTATCAAAATATCGTGGACAAGTCACCCAACTAGGTTAAAGTTATCCCAAGAGCCGAGATACGGCTTAAGGGAGAACAACATGACTATAGCTCAATTAATTACGCTGGGAGTATGTATCCTGGCATTTGCACTAGGCCGTTACTCTGGCTATCACGATGGATACGTTAAAGGCCGCAAGGCCGTCCGCAAGTATTACGAAACCCTACAGGTGGGCAAGTGAACGCGGGTGATTTCCTCACAGAGGCAAAAGCAATCATTCAAGATCGTGGTATGGACTACGGTCACCCATCAGACAATATGCAAAGAACCGCACGACTTTGGTCTGCATACCTTGAAATGCCAATCCACGACTACCAGGTTGCAAACTGTATGGTTTTGGTCAAGCTTGCCAGAAGCATGGAATCAGGCAAGGTTGATACCTACATTGATGGAGCTGCCTACATGGCCATCGCTGGCACCTTACACACTCAAGAGGATGAGCTCTATGCCTGAGCTAGTCTATGAAGATGAATGTCCATGTTTCCATTTTGGATCATGTCCAACCGATGAAAAGCACAAGGGAGATGTAAATGTTTAAGTGGGATGAATTAGAACCGTTGAAAGAGGCTGCACTAGCCCGCGATGCGTTCCAGGAAGTGCTCGTCTATCAGAATGAGCAGATTCTTAGAGAGCTAAAGTCTATTGGCTGGAAGCTCAAGGAAGCGATGGAAAAGAATGGGATTTAATCTAGATGATTATGAAACGGTCGAAGAAAGACTGGTCAAATTCTGGAAAGACCATGAGTCTGGTCGCATTATCACTACACTCATCTCTGGAACAAGCTCGCAATTTATCGTTAGGGCTGAACTGTATAAGGACGGAAGCGAGCTTATATGGGCTACTGGCCTTGCCGAAGAAACGGTACAAGGTCGAGGCGTTAATAGTACGAGTGCGCTTGAGAATTGTGAAACATCTGCTATCGGTCGCGCTCTGGCTAACGCGGGATATGCGACAAAGGGCAAGAGAGCTAGTCGGGAAGAAATGACTAAGGTTGCGGTAAAGGCCAATACAGAAGCGGTCATTGCTGAAACAAAAGCTCGCCTAGCTGAAACCGCTAAGGAGTATGTACCAATCGCAAAGGAAGACGATCCCTGGACTATTCGAGAAGCCAAGCCAGCCAGCACGGTAGATGAAGCGGTAGCAATGGTAAAGGATATTATCGGTGGTCAGACTGAGCGAGATATTCCTAATTGCAAGTGCGGCAAGCCAATGGCATGGCGTACAGGTAATGGCAAGAACAACAAGGCGTGGGGTCACTTTACCTGCACCAACGTTCCAGCCCGTAAGTGCATGGATCCTATTTGGTATGAGATTGCCAGCGATGGCACATGGAAACCTCAAGAGAAGAAGTGGTGATATGGGTAGCTTAGAGTTTATGAACCAGGACGGCGATTGGGAGAAGTTTCCAAGCGATGAAGAAGTGGCAATCATGAGAACCATGATGAACACGGTTGGTTCAGTACCGCCAATTCATCCTGAGATTACGACTATCTGCCATCTATGCAATGAACCGTTTCCAATGGAAGATATCGTGGTGACTGGTGGGGATATCCTTAATGGCTATACCTGGTCATGTCCTAAATGCCACGCTATTACTAGCTTAGGTAAAGCCTAATGACTCGCCATCGCAAGGATAGGGGGCTCAGGACAGAAAGGGTCGTGGCTGACTACTTGCGCCAATGGTGGCAGTTCGCTAATGTCGGGCGTGGGGCTGGCAAGGATATTCTCAATGTTCCTTTCGATGTTGAGATAAAGGCACGATCATCCTTCCAGCCTCTCGAGTGGTTGCGCCAAGCTACCAAGCGGGCGGATGGCAAAGAGCTACCGTTCGTGGTGAGCCGTATGAATGGGCAAGGTGAATCGGCGGAGGATTACCTAGCTTTTATGCGGTTTGGTGACTTGGTGCAACTACTTATTAAGGCAGGTTACACAGATTTCCAGGCAGATACAGTAAACTTAGAGCCTACATATTGCCGATGTGGTAATACGATCATGAAAGGCTCCCCATGCCATATATGCGAGAAGCTCGATAATGCCAATCTATGAGTTTGAGTGCATTAATGAAGCTTGCGAAAGCAACCTTAGATATGAGAAGGAAGCCAAGATAAACGAGGCTCACTTATTCGATTGCCCTATTTGCGGGTCTGAGATGAAGAAGGTGTATAGCAATGTCGGAGTCGTATTCAAAGGATCAGGCTGGTATTCAACCGATAATCGGTAATCCACAACCTGTGGATAAAGTGTCACAAAACTTAACTCTACGCTCACGACACGCGGAAGTTATCCACATGCTTGACACGCATGGTACTCTCACGGCTAGAGCCCATCAAGGGCTCAGGGCAAGCCTGAAAGGCGTAGCTTGCCTGGTAGCCATCGCTATTGGGATAGCTCTATCTATCCAATGCTTCCATGCCTTACATGGTAAACCATCGTAGCGATGAGCAATGTATTTAAAGCCATAATTCAGCTGCTCTAATGGATCCATATCCTTAATGATTGGATTTTTTAGCTGTGGTATTCCATAGACATAGCTCTTAGTAGGTGAGTCTAGGTTGCCTATTGCTTTGCTATTAAATGCTGATTCTTTTCCATATAGCTTTATAAGACATATTGCTTGCTTATCTTCATAATTAAATCGTATATAAGTCTTTGGATCTATGGTCTTGATTGGCGCTGAATCTGCGGGCGAAGCTCCGATAGATAGAGCTATCCCAATAGCGATGGCTACCAGGCAAGCTACGCCTTTCAGGCTTGCCCTGAGCCCTTGATGGGCTCTAGCCGTTAGAGTACCATGCGTGTCAAGCTCATTTGTAAAAGCCCCGCTCAGACCGGCGTGTCGTTTTCATGGCATCTCCGTTTGCACAGCCTGTGGATAACTACTCTCCAAATGTGGATAACTTTCATTAGCACAGCAAGCAGCCAAGATGTATCTATCTCCCACTTGATTAGCCCCTATGGGCTTCATGCATGACCAACAGTAGAGCTTACCTGTTGTCGGTTGAATACCAGCCTGATCCTTTGAATACGACTCCGACATTGCTATACACCTTCTTCATCTCTGAGCCACAAATAGGGCAATCGAATAAGTGAGCCTCGTTTATCTTGGCTTCCTTCTCATATCTAAGGTTGCTTTCGCAAGCTTCATTAATGCATTCAAATTCATAGATTGGCATTATCGAGCTTCTCGCATATATGGCATGGTGAGCCTTTCATAATCGTATTACCGCATCGGCAATATGTAGGCTCTAAGTTTACTGTATCTGACTGAAAATCTGTGTAACCTGCCTTTATAAGTAGTTGCACCAAGTCACCAAACCGCATAAAAGCTAGGTAATCCTCCGCCGATTCACCTTGCCCATTCATACGGCTCACCACGAACGGTAGCTCTTTGCCATCCGCCCGCTTGGTAGCTTGGCGCAACCACTCGAGGGGCTGGAAGGATGATCGTGCCTTTATCTCAACATCGAAAGGTACATTGAGAATATCCTTGCCAGCTCCCCGACCGACATTAGCGAATTGCCACCATTGGCGCAAGTAGTCTGCCACGACCCTTTCTGTCCTTAGCCCTCTATCCTTGCGCTGGCGGGTCATTACGCTTTACCTAAGCTAGTAATGGCGTGGCATTTAGGACATGACCAGGTATAGCCATTAAGGATATCCCCACCAGTCACTACGATATCTTCCATTGGAAATGGTTCATTGCATAGATGGCAAACAGTTGTAATCTCAGGATGAATTGGCGGTATTGAACCGACTGTGTTCATCATGGTTCTCATAATGGCTATTTCTTCATCGCTTGGAAACTTCTCCCAATCACCGTCTTGATTCATAAACTCTAAGCTACCCATTACTCACCCCTCACGATGGTTAAAATTTCATCCAAAAATAAGGCTATATCAACATCATAAGTCCATGACTTATCAACGTGTAAAGCGTTTATCTTTTGAGCGATTTCTTCACGCAATAATTGCTCGTTCATAAATCACCACTTCACTTTCTGAGGTTGCCATGTGCCGTCACTAGCTACTTCATACCAAATAGGATCCATGCACTTACGGGCTGGAACGTTGGTGCAGGTAAAGTGACCCCACGGTTTATTGTTCTTGCCTTGACCTGTACGCCAAGACATTGGCTTGCCGCACTTGCAATTAGGAATATCTCGCTCAGTCTGACCACCGATAATATCCTTTACCATCTTCACCGCTTCATCTACCGTACTGGCTGGCTTAGCTTCTCGAATAGTCCAGGGATCGTCTTCCTTTGCAATTGGTACA